CTTTCCGTGTCTTTTCCATTTCTTTACTTGGAGGCATTGTAGTCGCATCTTTCTTATCCTTAGATGGTCTTACTCTTCCCATATCTCTGGCAATATCATACCCTTCCTCACCCATCATCTGTTTTTGTTTCTTAGTTACAACAGACTTTGTGCTTTTCTTCTCGTCATCCCCATCTTTATCGGGCATCACTATGCAGTTTGGGGACTTGGAGGATACCAGTCCCCCTTTTACTTTTTTACGGATTCATTAAAGTCTAGGTCAATTCTCCATGAAGAGAAACCTTCATTGTACCTACCTCTTCTTTTTGCGATTGCTTTCTTGATAGCCTTATCTCTTGAACCTAAGAACTCCTGTGTTCCAGATTCTACCTTACCGTCACCATCATAATCTTTCTTTGCTTTCTTAGCTTCACCCACATAAGCAGTACCATCTCCACCAGTAGGAATAGGTTTCTTTGGTTTTGTAGTTTGTTCTTGAGTTTTCTTTTGTGGAACAACAGCATTACCATAATTTAAACGTTTTAATTCTGCACGTTCATCAACAATTTCAACCTCTTCTTTCTTTACACCACGTCTTGCTTCGTGGTCTGCTCTTCTATCTTTTCTGATACCACCACCCAACTCAAGTGATCCATAAGGATTACCATATCTCTTATCCCTAACAGTTGCTCTCTTGTATTCTGGTGTTTTTTTATCAACCTTTGCTTCTGTTCTCAGTTCTTCTGATTTATTAATTGCCTTAACAATATTAGCTGACTTTTTCGCTTTATCATATTTTTCTTTTTCATTATCAGCTGATATAGAATCTCTAGATAAGTTGCCTGCCCTACGGTACATTTTATTTATTTTTTTCTTATCAATATCTTTAAAACCTTCTGTCACTTTCTTTTTATTTTTCTTTTTCTTTTCCTCTGCCTTCTTCTTTAATCTCTCTGGGAAACTGATACCATCTCCTTTGTACATACCATATGAAGTTCCCTCTTCTACCTCAACCTCTTCACCTAAAATTTTTGACTTAGCCATTGCTTTCACTGCATTAGGAGCTGGTGATGCACTAAGTATCTGCATGTATATCTTTTTCTTTTCTTCATCTGAAGCTCCAGGCTTTACTTTTCCTTTCGCTTTATATTTGACATCAGATGCTAATTGTGATGCTTGTTTCTCTACATCAGAATCACCAGCAGCATGTCCTCTTTTGGATTCATGGACTTTTTGATATGCACTCATCAAGTCGTCTTGTAATTTTTGACTAAGCATTACTCTTTGCACGTTTTCTTCTAGATTTATTTATAAAATTAAGGATGATAGGATTATGTGAAAGTCTCTGAGTGTATTGTCTCAAAGCATCAGTTCCAACTTCTCTTTGATTTGCAGGCACACCAGATACTTCAGTAAACTTCTCAGTGATATCTTTGATCCATGATTTGAACATTATATTCTCCTCAGTCACTGCAATGATATAGTTTGCACCTGTACGAATAATCTCACCAATCAAACCTGTATTATCATTCTCTACAATATCACCAACACGGAATATGTTTCCGTTCATATAATTTTCACGAAGATTTTTCCAATCAAACTTAGGAGCGATTCTCCATGTTTCATTCTGTTGTTTCTTCTTAGGTTTCATTCCTTTTTGTATCGCAGCATATAACTCTCTCGCTTTATCATCCTTCAAACTCTGTGGAATACCAGTTCTAAATGTATCAAAGTCATCATCCGCAGCAGCTTTTCTTAACTTAGATGCAGACATAGCACTGATACCATCACCATCTGGGTCACGGTCTCCAGCAGATATTACATTGATGCGGTCAAACTTATAAAGTTTATTATTATATTTGTTTGCTAGATTCTCAAATTCTTTCTGTCTATCCTGACCAACTACAATATTAACAGACTTCGCACCTCTTTCATTTGCACCTTTCAAAGCATCAAAGATTGTTCTTGTATTTGGATTATTCATAATATGTTTCGCATGGTTTGGAAACATCTGTTGCATATATCCAATCTTTGTATCAGGATCTAAAGGATTCTTGTCAGGATCATTTGAACGTGATGGATAGATTTCATAGTTACCTTTTCCAGCCACCTGTTTGACTTTATTCATAAGTCTCTCATGACCAGTCGTAGGTGGATTAAAACGACCAAACGCCACCGTCATATCAGCGTCGTTGTCATCCTTTGGATTAGGTTTTGCAACTGATTGAGAAGATAGTGCTTCAGTTATGAATGATGTAAAACTTTTCATATTTTCGGTACGGGCATGGGATTACCTTTCTCCCAATTTTTATCTGCTGTAAAGTTTGCACGACTAAACTCTAAACGGTCTACAAGTTTAAGAGCTTGACCTGAGCGAATTGCAACAAACCCTTCGGGTGCTGTCACACGATAACCATCTGGTGTTCTAAGAAACGTACCAAATGTATTCACCTTCTGCAATTTACGAATCATAAAATTTTTCGCAGCCTGTAAATTCATATAAGATGCGACAGTCATGTATATTGACTGTTCGTTACTCGCAATAAATTTAAGACCCATATTCTTTAGCTCTAAGTATTTATCTTTTGTTGATTTCATCTTTTTAGAATCAATCTCCTTATCTAATGCATTTGAAAAATACATCGCAAAATCTTTGGCAGTATTACGAGCACCAATTAAACTGCGACCTTCACGAACATATCTGTTAAAGAAAGTCTTGAACATAATATTCAAAGTAAATTTATTCATATCAGTTGTCTTCATCAAATCTAAAAAACGAGATGCCTGTTTTAAAGAGCCCTCTGTCTTGTTTACTAGATTTGTGTAAGTTGTTTTCTCAGCAGAAGTCATGTTTGCCTCACCTGATGCATTTTTAAAATCAGATGATGTAACGAATACATTACTGTTACCTTGAATATTGATACCACCAAAACTCGCAGTCATTGTATCTAAGGTTCTTCCACTGTATTGAGTATGAAATACAATTCCAAACTTTGCCTGTTCTATCCTCTTTCCGATATCACTATCTTTTGGAACTGCATATACAATTGTATTTGGTTGAAATGCAATACAATTATCTCCACCAATAGATGCCTCATACTTATCATCAGTGAATAATAAATCTCCCTGCACCACGTTTGGTATTGAAAGTGTAGAGAGATATTTGTATGCATCTTTAAGTTTCTCTGCAAGTTGTCCAGCAGAATACATACTATCCACATCCTCTTCGGAATATGAAATCTTTGGACTTACCTTATTGAATACAGATTTTGTACCAACAAAGAATCTACCGTTCTCTGGATTGACACCACAAATTATTGCAGGCGCTCCATCCCATTTGACAGTAACACGAGTTTCTGCACTACCTTGGTCTAACATGTCTCCAAGAGAACGAAGAAAGGCAACTGCTTCTCTTCCACCTTGAGAACCGCCATTCAAGATATTGTCTTCTAAATGTTCGAGGTGAGTATTCTTCATTAGTTTCTAGTAAATCCACTGATGGCATTAAACTTAACAGAGAGATTTTCAAACTGTCCTAGTTTATGCAAGAAACCAGACTTATTTGATCTTGCAGAAAACTCCATGTTCAATGTGATTCCGTCAGATAATGTAATAACAAAATCTTGTTTTGATCCACCAGCATCACTCGCAATAATGGATGTTGCTGCCTCCAATCCAGCTTGTAATTGATCATAAGTATTATCTACATACGCAGTGGACATTGTTGCCTTGACTTTGATAAAAGGAGTTTTTAATTGAGTCTTTAATATTTGTGATTTAATAAATTTTCTTGTCTTGGTTATATTAGAATTAAATAAATTTATCACAGCCCGTTTTACTAATGATAGGTTCATATCATATAATCTTTCGTACTCTCTCGGATTTTCTTTCTCAAACTTTCCAAGTTGTTGTGCAAGTTGAGCAGATCCCCATTTAGTTTTCATATCTAATTCACTGACTCCAGCATTTCGATATTGTGGATAGAGAGACTGTTTTAATTTTAAATAGTCATTTGGTTTTCCATAGTAATCAAAAAGTGGTTTAACATATGTGTTAAGTATTGGTTCTTTTGAAGCACTAGTACCAGCTTTTAAACTAACTCCCAACATTCCACCATTTTGATATCTAAGAAAAATATCGCCTGGATTGGATGGATCCACTCCTGTTGGTTTTGCACGATATCCCCAATAAACTTCTGCGATTGGATGTTTTTGATTATGATTATTCAACCATTTGGTTACATTCTGTGCGTTTGTAATTTTTTCTCTTACTTTAAAATCTGGGCCTGGTTCTGCTTTATCTATAATTTCTTTACCCTTTGCAACATCATTTGCAGACCCAGGCACATAAGGGCCTGGCGCACCCGCTGATGATGAATTAGCTTGCAAAATAGCATTATAAAAATCTTCTACAGATGAACTAGGATTTATATTATTAAGAAATGCAATCGCTGGAAATAATTCAGTGATTGATGCCATGAAAGTGGTGTCTTGCATTGCACCCTTCGATGGCTTAAATCCAATACGTCTTCTAGCTCCAGATGGTAAAACAAACTCAGTAGATTCTTGACTGTTTGATATACTACTTACAAATACTTTACTTACATTAAATCCAGCACTTGATAATTGTTGATTTAAAAGAGTTTGAGTTTCAAATCTCTTATCTGATGTGACTATGTATATAACTGTTTTTGCATTTGCTGATTTTATTTTTACTTCTTTTACGTCCTGTGTTTTTTCAAGATTCTCAAGAATATTAATTACATCTTGTTCTTCATCATCTTCAACAAAAGATTTAAATACTCCGTACTTCATTATCTTGAAACATTTTTAATTATTTATTATCTATTAAGGAAGTAATGATTTATAATTTCAATCTTTTCATGTGCTTGTGCAATCGCATTTATCTCA